CAGTACGACTACCGTACTGAAAGTGGTGAACTCTTTGCTTGTTGTGCGCCTACCTTAGAGGCGTGTAGAGAAAGACGGGACAAGTGGCTTAGTTCACGACAATAAGCCGATTGTCGTGTATAACGATTGAAGATATTTCGTTATCTTTGATTGTGGTAGTACCTTTGGGGTACTATCGCGGGGTGTAGCAGTGGTAGCTTTTCACTTTGACTTGGTGAAGGTCGGTTGTTCGATTCAGCCCCCCGCAACTATTGAGTATTAATTTAAATTTGACACGATTATGAACATTCTTACATTAAGCATCAAACAGAAGTATTTCGATGAAATCTTGGCAGGCAAGAAAACCCACGAATACCGTGAAATCAGACCAACTAACGCTAAGAAGTATATCACTTACCTATGTGGCGGTAAAGAATATCCGGCTGATGCAGAACTGCCTGAAGAAGGTGAGGTAGAATTGAAGCCTATCAAGTACGATGCAATCAAGCTTCTGACAGGTGCATATACGGGCAAGCGTCCTTATATCATTGTAGAGGTAAAGAATACAGAAGCAGTAATTCTCACAGATGAAAACGGTAATGATATTGTTTACGAACATCAAGGCGAAGAATATCTTGCTGCACAAATGGATTATACTTTGGGCAAGATATTAGAAAAACATATAGATTGATTTGTTTAACTTTTAAAATTAGAAAGCAGAGTCGCAAGAAGAATTAACAGAGTAGCCGGGCCTCGCAGAAATATGAACGGTGCCGGGGCTGGTGGTAGATTGGTTGCCAGACGTGGCGGTGAAGCTGGTACATCACAGTTGGGGTCACGCAGACAGCGTTATAGTGACCTTCGTACTTCATTTGGTTTAAGCGGTGGTTAGCTATGAGCAAGGTAGAACAAGCGAACCGGTATATAGACCTCATTCGGGTAAAATCGAATGAGGCTTTACTGTTTTTATCACTTGGTAAGGATTCGCTTGTTCTGCTTGATTTAATCTATCCAAAGTTTGACCGGATTGTTTGCGTGTTCATGTACTTTGTCAAGAATTTGGAGCATATTAACCGTTGGATAAACTGGACTAAAGCCAAGTATCCGAAGATAGAGTTTGTTCAAGTACCACATTGGAACCTTACTTATATTCTCCGTGGCGGTATGTATTGTGTGCCAAATCCGAAAGTAAAGCTATTGAAGTTGGCAGATGTGGTAAAGGCTATGCAGCTTACTCATGGAGTTTATTATACATTCTTAGGCATGAAAAAAGCTGATGGTATGAATCGTAGGCTTATGTTGAAAGGGTATGAGGTAAACGGTTACGAGAATAACGGTATGGTTTATCCTTTGGCTGATTGGACACAAAAGGATATTCTTGCTTATATGAGGCAGCACAATTTACCCGAACCAGTTCGATATTCATTGAAAGCCAGTTCGGGAGTAGGTTTCAATCTTGATTGTATGCTTTGGATGGAGAAGAATTACCCGCAGGATTTACAGAGGATTTACAAAGTTTTCCCAATGGCTGAAAGAGTGCTTTGGGAGTATCATAATCAACAAAATTAATAGGAGGAATGCCGAGTTAGAAGAAAATCTATTGCACAAATATTTTCACAAAGGGATAGAATATTGGATTCTATAGGAAGAATGGCAACCAATGAACGTGCTCAGAATAGAATATATAGAGTGCGTGGAGCGGCTACAAGATATTCTAAAAATATTGAAAAAATAACTGGAAATGTTCCCGGAATGGCCTTTAAACGATTTACGAATAGGCAATACATGGGTCTAAGCAACGGCTAATATGGAATTATCAAAATACATAAAGAGTGAATCGGTGGAACTTAATCGTTCTGCCATTCACTTTGCGGATTATAATCCCCGAAAACTATCTGATGAATCACGTAAGACACTGAAACGTGGCATCAAGAAATTCGGATTGGTAGGTGGAATAGTTGTGAATAAGCGTACCGGGCTTACCGTAGTCAGCGGGCACCAGCGTTTGTCTGTCATGGACGAATTGCAAAAGTTTCCCGATAACGACTACCGTATTCGTGTCGATGTCATAGACGTGGACGAGCAGCAGGAGAAGGAGTTAAACATTCTAATGAACAACCCGAATGCACAAGGTACATGGGATTTTGACGCTCTTGCCCGTATTGTTCCTGATATTGACTGGAAAGATGCAGGTCTGACCGATGCTGACTTGAATATGATTGGTGTCGACTATCTTTTGCAGACCGAAGAGGAAAACTCTATTGCGGATGCTTTGTCTGATATGATGGTCCCAGTTTCCGAACAGAAAGAAGCCGATAAAGCCGCCAAACAGTTGGAACGTGCTGAAAAGGTAGCCCACATGAAAGAGGTCAAGCATCAGGTGAAAGAAAACGCACAGAAGCAAGCTGAGAACATGGATGCCTATGTGATGTTGTCCTTCGATTCCTATGAAGCTAAAGCCGCTTTCTGCGAAAGGTTCGGGTATGAACCAGATATGAAGTTTATAAAGGGAGAAGTTTTTGATGAACAAGTAGAAAGAATAGATTAATTATTGGGAGGAAAGCTGAGTTAGAAAGAAAACATATAGCCAGTTATATCAGCAGTCCAGACGAATAATGTACAACGCTGGAAGACAATACGGGTTAGGTTCTGCAAGACAAAGAAACATAAGGGATAGAACGAAATCCATAATGGGAAGATATGCTGAGAAAATAGATAGCTATTTCTCAAAAAGAGGAGTTGATGTCTATGGAAACAAGCCAATTTCTCGCCGTGTCTATATGGGTAACAATAACGGTTAAAATTATGAGCAATAGTGAATCTCAAAACAGAAAAGGTAAAGGAGGAAGAAAGCCTAAGTTTGATTATACAAGCGAGGACTTCCTTTCTCTCGTGGAATCGTATGCCAAAAAGGGATTCACTGACAAGGAAATTGCTTATGCCATAGGAATTTTGCCTCAAACATTCTGCGAAAAGAAAAGTGAGTACACCGAAATATCCGAAGTCTTAGCGCGTGGGCGCGCGACAATCAATGCCACTGTAAGGGCTAAATTCCTTGCAATGGCTCTCGGTGGCATAAAAACCAAAAGCACCGTGGTAAGAAAGTTCCGTGATTCAGAGGGAAATTTGACAGGTGAGGACGAATTACAAGTTAGCGAAAGCGAGTTGGCACCAAACTTGCAAGCAATGTCTGTTTGGCTGTATCACCACGATGAGGATTGGAGAAAGGTTGAACGCAAGCAGGATGAAGACGCTGATATTCCAACAGACATAGAGCATGGCATCAACATTGATTCCTGGATTAAAGACAAGCTAAAATGATAGTCCCCCAAGAAATTTACCATCCATTATATGAGGATAAGGAAAAATTTATAATTCTTATCACCGGTGGGCGTGGTAGCGGAAAGTCTTTCAATGCTTCTACTTTTATTGAGCGGTTGACTTTTGAAATGACTCCCGTAGAGAAGATTGTTCATCAGATTCTTTACACCCGTTACACGATGGTTTCTGCCGGTATGTCTATCATCCCCGAAATGATGGAGAAGATAGATTTGGACGGTACCACGAAATATTTCAAGACCACAAAGACAGACATAGTCAATAAGATGACTAAGAGCCGTATCATGTTTCGGGGTATCAAGACTTCTTCCGGGAACCAGACAGCAAAACTGAAATCCATTCAAGGCATTACGACTTTCGTCTGCGATGAAGCGGAAGAGTGGACAAGCGAAGATGAGTTCGACAAGATAATGCTCTCCATCCGTAAGAAAGGGATTCAGAACCGGATTATCATCATTATGAATCCTTGCGATTCCAATCACTTCATCTACAAGAAATACATCGAAAACACTCATAAACTGGTAGAGATTGATGGTGTGCAGGTTCAGATTTCCACTCATCCGAATGTCCTTCATATCCATACGACATATTTCGACAATATCGAGAACCTTTCTCCTGAGTTTCTGAGAGAAGTCGAGGAGATGAAGGAGAAGACCCCGGAGAAATATGCTCATGTGGTTATCGGTCGTTGGGCTGATGTGGCTGAGGGTGCTGTGTTCAAGAAATGGGGTATTGTGGATGAGTTCCCGATGTGGTGTAAGAGGGTCGGAATTGGGCTGGATTTTGGTTATACTAACGACCCTACAGCAGCTATCCGATGTGGAATCATAGACAATGCGCTATATTTGGACGAAGTGGATTACCGTACAGGTTTACTATCTGGGGATATAATTAAGACTCTCCGTCCGTGGAATCTAAAGGTGATAGCTGACAGTGCAGACCCACGACTTATTCAGGAAATCCATAACGGAGGTATCAAGATTTACCCGGTAGAGAAAGGGCAAGGCTCTATCAATGCCGGTATTGACAAGATGCAGGGAATGGATATTTACATAACCAAGCGTTCTTACAACCTTCAAAGGGAGTACAGAAATTATGTCTGGGCAAAGGATAAGGATGGGAACTATATCAACGAACCGGAAGACCATGACAATCACGGAATAGATGCTGTACGTTACTATGTATTGGGTGAGCTTCTTGGTAAAATTCAGAAGCCGAAAGATTTAACAGGAATATTCACGCATTAAAAA